AATTCAGACTCTTTAGCGCTAATAAATTCGTCTTTCTCAGCTAGTAGTTTGCTGTTGCTGTCGATTGTTGCTAGTAACTCAGCATTCGTTGTTTCCAATTCCTTCACACGAGATTCTAACTTTTCTAATCCGGCATACTTCTCTTTCTGACGAGCGAGTCGTTCACCAATGATTCGGTCTAGTTCTTCTTGTGTTTCAATTGTTTTAAATTCAGGCATATTACTGCCTCCTTTCTCCGCGTTTAACCTGCGCGTACAGTAATTTTTTTTATTAAAAAAAGCCACTACATAAGCAGTGACTTTTAGTTTAATAACTGATTTTTTGTTTTTTCTTTGGCTTAGATGTCGCACAAAGCCAATGTGCTAACAATGCGCTGTCCATAAGACTGATATCTACATCATCAAAGTGTGAACGATATCCAAATCCACCGTTTGAACCAATGTTCCGTTTGTCACAGTTAGTTACAACCTTAGATAATGACGGTTGCCCTGAGTGACAAATGGTCTTCTGATACACGCCTTGCTCAAACATAGCGTTTGCTACGATGATTTCTTTAACAGTAGGCAGCACTACATTCCTTATTCGGAACTCTCTCAATTCATCATCAAGAACTTTCTGTCCACTAGCACCATCTATAGCGATTTGAGACGGTTTAGCTTTCCTTAAGAAATCAACTATCCATCCATTACCATTTCGAACAGATTGACAATCGACAGTTTCAACGAAGATATCATCAAAATCTGTCCTAATAGCAATACTTAAGGCTACGTTAGTACCATCTTGCCCGTACTTAATTCCAACGAACATAGGGCCTTTGAATTTAGGTACTTCATCAAGTCTAAGTGCCTCCCACTCAGCTTCTGAGATTGCTGATTTTTGATTGTATGTAGGCCAGAACCCAAGACGCTGTATGTTGTGGTCTAGCTTATCGTCACCTAGTTCGGCTTCAATCTTACGTTCGTCTAAGTGGTAACCCATTGAAGGATTAGAATTGTACCAAGCTTCAATGTCTGATATCTCTTTCTCAGTAGACACAGACCATTCTGCCCATCCGGAATACTTACCACGACCAAATAGACACGTTTCACGGAATTTGCTGAACACAGTACCGCTTGAGACGGGGGTTGGAGGAGTTCCACACATTACAGTGATTGGATTATCACTGTCAGTAACCGTATATTTCAACGCTGACTCCTGCTCAGTTGTATATTCTTGAGCCTCGTCTATGATCATGATGTCGAATCCTTCACCAAGTCCACCGTTCGATGTACGAGTTCTAAACTGCAGCACTCCTTCTGTATTAGTTAGAGCAATTCGTTCTTGACCTTTGGCGCGAATAGATGTGAAGTCTTCACCATCCACGTATCCCATCTTTTCTAAATACCGTTTTACCTTCTCAAAAGAAGAGTGTGAGGTACTAATTCGATGAGCCGTGTGTAATATGTTCAATCCTTGATGTAATCCCCAAAGTTCAAGCATATAAAGAAGTTCGGATTTCCCATTCCGTCGAGGAATCGAATATCCGAACTTCTGATGAACCCATAGCCCTTTTTTATCAACAGCCATCATAGCCTCTAGTAATTTCTTTTGCCAGATATAGCTGCTTAATCCTGTTTTCTCATAGATTTCTATAGCTTCCTTGCTGAGAGACCTTTTCTTAACATAAGGCAGGATGACTGATTGCGTAGGAAGCTGATTTCCGTATTTCTTTCTAGCCATTCCAACATCCTCTCTATTTTGAAGTCTTCTTACTCTTAGCAGCTTTAACTTTATCTTTTAGATCATGATATTCTTGACCTCTCTCATTCTTTATTCTGACGAATTCTTGTAATGATACGTTAGTGTTGGCTCTTCCAAGTGACTTAACTATATCCTTATACTCTCGATTGTCTTCAGAAGCTAGATTGTCAGAGATATCATGTTTTCGTTGCTTATTATAATCCGCTCTAGAAACGGACTCATTACTCCATTTTTTAGACCAGGCATTTTGTTGTTTGCCATCTCCTGGGTGATAATCTACTGTACAAGTACATCTATCATGCCTTCTAAACACATCCCTGTTTACTCCAGGATATGTATAAACACCAGCAATCTTACTACACCACTCACAGCAGTTACCGTCAGTTGTACGAACAATCTTCGGCTTTAATCCCGATTTAAAATGAAAATCTGCATTTACTTTGATATGATTATCAACGATGTTTTGGTTGAAGTTAACAATAGGCTCTTTTAGAATCCATGATACATCGTCAAACTTCTCTTCGTATGATAATCGATTAACTAATCCATCAATTCTTTCTTGATTGATTGGAGCCTGGATTGATTTCAATCCAATTCCAGCCTCCTTGTTTAAAATCTCTTGTACCTGCTTAGTGTATGCACTTACCATCTTATGGTTAGTACCCAGAGTTTCGTTCAAAATACGACTAGCAATGTTAAAGTGCATCTTTCCATCAGGAAGAATCGAACCACTAATATTCATTTGAAGTGCATCGGATAGAATTTGCCCTAATTTAGTCGCAAATTCGTGAGCGTCGATAAAATTCGCTTTACCACTTCTCACAAGAATTAGTAATCTCTCTAATTCAGCGCTCTTTTCAGCTTGTGTAAAGAAATCTGCTTTAATTTTCTCAAGAAGTTCAGGTACAATGTCATATTCATACGAAATATCATAATTATTCATTGTCTTTACCTTCAACCTTAGTATTATTCAACATGTATTCAGCTTCTTTTTCACTCATTCCTGTTGAAGCGAGCAGTGATATGCCATTTTCCTTTGAAAGTACACCTTTTTGGTAATCGCTTAATAGTGAAGTTATTTCGTAAGTTGAAATAATCCTATTCTTTTGCTTGTCAGAAGCGTCATCAGTAACTTTCACTTTTTGCTCTTGTGTGTCTTGAACTGGTTTTGCTTCCATATTTCCTTCTATACCAGTTAAATCTCGAATTGTTTCTGCTGTGATATATCCTGGTAGAACCTGGTTTACTTTAATTGCACCGTCACCGAGCATAGTTAATGTAGATGCGTCTGCTTCGAATAATGGTTCCCATTTAACTTTTACTTTTGTAAATTCCTTTCGCATGTATCTGAAATCATCACGCAAGCAAACCGCTACATAAGCTACATTTCGCAAGCCAGACCCAATAGAGCGATGTGCAGCCTTTCCAGAAAGCCTTAAGTTCTCATGACTTGCTTTAATGGCCTCAACACTCGATGGATTATCAGAAGGAAAACCTAAATCATCCATGGTTAATCCTGTTTCACCAGCAAATCCAGAAGCCGCCATTTTAAGTTGTTCAACGAACGGAGTCATACTTGCAGTTGTAAATTGCCCAACAGACGGTTTATCACCATCATCGTCCTTTGTGAACATAATAAAGCTTGAAATAGTTGCTTTTATGCTTTCTACCGATTCTGCGTCTTGGCTAACCCCTAGAGCAAATTTTTGAGGGAATGAGTAAAATTCAGCAGTAATCTCTGAACGCTCAATTGTTCTCTGAGCTGTTTTTTGATAAGAAATTCCAGATTTAGTAATGCGTGAGCGCCCAAACGGTCTTTTTGCATCAGGTTTATGGATAATAGGCACTAACAATGGAATTCCTGTTGGATTTTCGATTGAGTACGGCTCTTCCCCTTTTGGATAAAATATTGTTTCGTTTGGAGTGAAATACGCTTCTAGCAGTGGATTCTCATAATCATCTCGTTTGAGTACTGCATAGCCTTCAGTTAATAAATTAGTAATTGGATCTATAATCCCAGTTGCATTGCTTGCCTCAATTACTTGTAATCTAGGCATTCCCTCTTCATCTTTAGAAACGTAGATAAAGCAGCATGAACCAATCAATGCTGATAAAATAGCTGAATCAAAGAAGATATCCGGATTGTTGTACTGGAATATTTCATCGATGTTGAAATTGTCGTTCGCGAATTCTCTGAAAATCAATCTGTCAGCTAAGCTGTCTACAGCTTTTGTTGTCCATCCTAGTACAGCCTTATATTTATCCCTAATTTGAGCAGGAATAGTAATTCCGTCTGTATTATCAATTTTTTCCATAGAATAGTACTCATATCGCATTTGAACTCCAGTGCGATATCCTTCTAACTTCCTACGGAGATATGCTTTGCCTTTCAATTCCATTTTTATTCTCCTTTTTTGAGTTTTGGCGCGAGAAAATATGTACAATACTGCCTGGGAGGTCGGCCAAGCCAAAGGGTAGGTTCCCCTCCCCCCTATCACTCAGAGGCCTGTCACTCAGGTTTGTAATTTGCCCAATCTCTTGTTTGTGGCAAATTGCGGTTCCCTAGGACTTGTTTTACTTCACGCGCTTGATTAAATAATTTATCTGATTTTTGCCTGTTGCAAGTCCAGTGTGCGAGCTGTAGATTCTCAATGTCGCTTGGATGTCCACCTTTGTTGATTGGAACAATGTGATCTATTACTGGTGACAATGGATGTGGATACTTAAGCTTGAAGTCTACAGGCTTTCCACAAATTCCACAGACGTTTTGCGTCTTGAATATCTTCTTCTTATTCTTTTCGAATGCTACTCGGTGTGGTCCAATCCTATCTGGTCTTACCATTTCATTTCATCCTTTAATTAAATTTTATGCTCCAGGGTCACTTTAACCCCTCGGGGTTTAATTGTATGGGGGGTGTTTTCATTATCGCACCGCCATTTCTAAAGGGGTGGGGGTACTAAATATTCAAGGGTACGGGGGTATTCTTGAATTTATCATATCTTATATTGTGTTAAATTCGAGCAACGCTCGAAACCATTGATTTAATAATGTTTATTTAACTTTTCTTTTTTGAATTTACAAATTCTCAATATGTTAAATTAAACGGCTCTACAAGTAGAAATCGTCCATTGATTTATCCTGTTGGTCTTGCTGGATTCCGATGTATCGAAGTGTGATATCCGGACTTGCATGGTTGAATAGAACCATCAACATGGCTACATCTTTATTGTTTTTGTAGTGATGGTAACCAAAAGTTTTGCGCATCGTATGTGTTCCAACATTCTCGATTCCAATATCTTCTGCTGCAGCTTTGAGAATATAATAAGCAGCTTCACGAGTGATCGCTTTATTCTTTCCCTTTCTGCTTTTAAATAGATAGTCATGTGGGTTCATGTCTTTGATGTACTCTTGTACTTCTTTACGGAAAGACCTGTTCATCTTTCTTTTGATAATCTTTCCTGTCTTTAACTCTCTGATGTTCACATACTGCCCTTGAACATCCTTAGCTTTTAATTTAATAATGTCACTGATTCTTAATCCAAGATTAATTCCAAATACGAACAGCATGTAATTACGTTCGTTCCATTCTTTTAGGTAATCTTTCATAGCCTGGATGTCATCAGGTTCGCGAATAGGTTCTACGAAGTTCATACTGTTTCCTTTCTTAAAAACTAAAGAGCGTACTTATCAGCACGCTCTTTGACAGTTTTTGTTGGTTTATCTGGGGAATTACCGTGAGTGGAGTCGAACCACTCTACATCCAACACGGCACTGTTAGCAATCGTCCATGCTGCTAACTTGGATACACCTTTTTCAGGACTGGCTTTTTAAAGATGTTTCCGCATCTCTATCCTTGTATCTACACGATACCACAGTACATATTTTATACCTTTTGGTTTTATTCGCTCCACAATGTTTTTTTTTTAATATCTACAATTTTTCTAATTCTCGTACTTATCTACACCCAAAGCGTAAGATAATAATTTTATACCTTCCACTCTAAAGTCTCTGATTCTGAACTCACTATAATTCATTTCCAATCCGATTTTAATATCACTTTGCTCTTGTATTAATGAACGGTATATGACTAGCCTGTTAGTAGCTGGCAATTTGTTCAAGGCATCGTTTACACGATCTACAAATTCTTTATGTCTTTTTCCGTGTGTATCTGCCCACAATGCTGCATCCTCCGTCGAGGAATGAAAGCTATTTGAGAATGAAGGTGGAACAATTGTGTACTGAGGAGTAATTCGTGGTTCACTTTTTAAATAAAGTTTATTTAATGAATTTTTATACTTAGCTATCACTCTCATTACTGCTTTTTTTGTAGCTTTATAATCAAGTTCTGGATAATCAAATAGTTCTATACTCTCCAAATACTTGCACCTCGATTCATTAGAATGGCAAGTCATCGTCTGATACTCCATTGAATGGACTTTCTTCGATTGGTTGAACTGCATTGTTTCTAGATTCTGTTACTTTCTTTGATTCTAATAACGAGAAGTTCTCAGCAACTACTTCTGTGATGTACTTTTTACTGCCATCCTTCTCATAACTTCTTGTTTGGATTCGTCCTTCGATTCCAACTAGTGAACCTTTATTCGTGAACTTAATAAAGTTCTCTGCAGCAGTAGACCACATCAAGCAATTGATAAAATCTGATTCGTATTCACCATTTTGATTTTTGAATTTCTTTTGTACTGCAACACTGAACTGCGTGTACTTAGTACCGGTTGTTGTAAATTTTAGATCTGGTTTCTTTGTTAATCTGCCTACTAGCACAACGTTATTAATCATTTACTTACCTCCAAATATTTCTCATGAGCTTT